AGCAAAGTGTTCGGTGTTTTTGTTACACGGATCACGGATCATCAAAAGAAAAGACAATGTGAAGTAGTTTTACTAGCAGGTAAAGAAAGAGAACTTTGGGAAGATCAAGTTACTTTGACTATCGAAGAGTTAGCAAAATCAAATGGTTGTGATAGAATATCTATTCTTGCTAGACCAGGTTGGAGAAAACTTGGTGATAGACATGGTTATAAAATGAAAAATATAGAATTTGTTAAGGAGATAAATAATGGGTAGTATTTTTGGTGGAGGAAGCTCAGGCGGAGGAGGACAACCAACTCCTGATACAACTACACAATTTATCAGAGAAGCACCAGGTATAGAGGAAAGAAAAATTGAGTTAATGGATATTGCTCGTCAAACAGCACAAACTCCTTTAACTATTCCTCAAATCCAAGTACAAGGTTTATCGCCATTAGAACAAGCTGCGATAACACAAGCAGGTCAAACTGGTGTAGGTTCACAAGCAGTTGGTCAAGCTGTTACAGGAACTCAAGCTTCTATGGCTGCACCTAATATTCAACAATTTTATAATCCGTTTCAATCTTATGTGATTGATGAAATAAACAGACAGTCTGCCATTCAACAAAATAAATTAGCTGGACAAGCAGTTGGTGCTGGGGCATTCGGTGGCGGAAGACAAGGTATTCAAGCGGCAGAACAAGAAAGAGCGAGATTAGGTCAAGTCGGTCAAGCTCAAGCAGTTGGTTTCCAATCTGCATTACAAGCTGCTCAGCAACAGCAACAAGCTCAAAGAGCTGGTGCTGCACAATTAGGAACTCTTGGTCAACTTCAACAAGAGATGGCTGGGACAGATATTTCGAGACAGCTTCTTGCTGGTGGTTTACAAAGACAAGTTGATCAGGCTCAATTAGATGCTGCAAGACAAACACAATTACAAAGATCAGCAGAGCCTTTACAAAGATTAGAATTTTTATCAAATATTTATGCAGCTGGGCCAAAATCAACTTCAGGTATTACAGCAGCAACTCTTCCTCAATCTTCTCCATTAGCACAATCTATTGGTACAGGTTTAGGGGTAGCTCAAGCTTATCAAGGTATTACAAATCCTGCTGCACAAACGGCTGCTGCTAAGTTTAATACTGGAGGAATCGTAGATTTAAAAGAAGTAAAAAAATTTAGTAAAGGTGGATCAACAGCTGATACAGGTGAAACAGCTGATGATGCTGCCGATGATATATCAGATGAAATTTTAACAGGTACATTTGGTGATACCCCACAATATATTTCACCTGAACAAAGAAGAAATCTTATGTTAAGACCTTTGACATCTGCTTTATTACAAGCAAAAAGAACTCCAGGTCAATCTGATGCTTCTGCTGCGGCACAAGCTTTTGGTGTAGGTCTTGAGGGACAACAAGATGCTGCTTTAGAATTAACTAAGTATGATGCTGCTGTAAGAGCTGCAAAGGAAAAAGCAAAAAAAACTGATCCTGTATCTCAAACTATTTTAGCTACTGGTGCACAATTAGGAACAGGTGATCCTGATGATGAATATTATGCTACATTTGAAGGTGGTGTATTACAAGGAGCCCCTACAAAAACTTATGATATTTCTGAAGAAAAAGCAAAAATTACAAAAGTTTTTAAAGATAGAGGATTACAGAGATCAGACCAAGCTTTACGACAAATTGAAAATTATATTTCTTTATTAGCTAAAAAAGGTCAAATGGGAAATTTACCAGGAGTTGGAACTTTAGGTGGTAGAACCCCTGGAGTATTTACAAGTGCAGAAGGTAAAAAATTAAGACAATTAATAGCACAGTTTTCAAACATTAGATTAAAAGAAAGATCAGGTGCAGCTGTAACTGAATCAGAATTAAATAGATTTATGGAAGAATTAGCAGGAGGTGAAACAACAACTAATGAAGCTGTTTTACTATCTGCATTAGCAGATGCAAGGACTGCTATCGAAAAAGAAAAAGTTGAAGTGCTTTCAAGTTTTGGTGATACAAAAGCTGTAAAAAGATATTTAGAAGATGGAGCTGTAAATTTTTATACAGTACCAAAAGCCATGCAAATGAGAATAGGTGCTGAAGGTTTACCTAGACCAGTAGTCGAAGGTTTGAATTTCTTAGATATTGATGGTCAACAAACAACTTTTATTGGTGGAATACCATACGTAATTGATTTTAAATCAAATCAATTAGTAAGAAAGAAAAAACCTAAAAAGAAAAAGTAGGATGCTATGGGAAAAATCAAAGTTGAAGGTGTTGAAATTGAAATCGCAGGTGATGAAATATCTAAAGAAGAATTTGATTTTATTCAAGACCTAAAAAAAGAATATACAAGTAATTTAAATCCTTCAGGTGTAACTGATGAACAAATAAATCCTGAAACAGGTTATTATAATTTACCTGAAGTAGACAGCAGAATAAGATTTGCTGTATCTGCTGCACCAAATTTTAAATCAAAAGTAGCAACATTACAAAAATTTTTTCCTAAAGTTGTACAAGATGAATACGATCCTACAAACTTTATTGTTACAGATTCTAATGGAAAAACATTTATCTTAGACGACAAATCTAAAACTAATTTAAAAGATGTAATAGACGAAGGTAAAGGTATAACTCAAGCAGTTACTTCAACAGCAGGAGCTATTGTTGGTACAGTAGGAGGCCCTGCGGGAACAATCGCTGGATCAGGAGCAGGACTGGCAGGAGGTTCAGAACTTTATGAAAGAATAGGTCAAATAGCTGGTGCAGAAATAGATAGAGATATGAGCGAATATCTTACTACAAGAGGTTTAGAATTTACACTTGGAGCAGTTGCTCAAACTGCTGGGCCATTATTGTTAAGAGGAACAAAATATGTTTTTAGAGGAAAAGAAAAAGGTATCTATGCTGATGCGGCAGCAAAATTAGGAGTTAAGGATGGTAAGAAAGCTTACAATGCTCTTTCTCTTGATCAAAAAATTGCAAAAGATTTACAATTAAATATGGCGGATAGATTAAAATTATTTAACAAATACAGAACTCAACCTACCTTGGGACAAGCAACAGAGAATCCTGTTATTGATACTTTAGAAACAACTTTTTCAAACGTTCCTTTTGCAGCACAAATTTTAAGACAGTCTGCTGAAAAAGCACAAGATAGTTTAGGATCAGTATTTACTCAAAATGTTGTAAAATCTTTAAACATACCAAAACTTGCATCTAGAGCAGAAACAGCAGGAGTTATCAGAAGAGGACTAACTAGAAAAGCAAAAGATACAATGGATGTTGGTGATCTTAACTACGGTATTGGAAATGCAGTAGGTGCTATTCAGAGATTTAGAAATGTAAACAATGTTAATTATGGTGCAATAAAAGATATATTACAAAAAACACCAGCAGCTCAAAAAAATATTGCCTTAACTAAAACTTTAGAATTTTTACAAAAAGAATCTGCATCCCCTAAAGGTTTTGAAAAATTTATGGGTTTACTTGGTGATCCAAAAATAAATAGAATGTATCAAACATTAAGTGAAGCAACTAAAAAAACAAAAGGAGTAGCTTCTTATGAAACAGTTGATGCATTTAGAAAAGCAGTTGGTCAAAAATTATCTGATCCAGTTTTGTATGAACAATTACCACGATCTGTCTATAAAGCATTATATAAAAATATTACAGACGACATAAGTGTTTCTTTAGGTAAGATTAAAGGAACTAGCGGAAAAGAAATAATGAAAGCTGTAAACAAAGCTAATAATTATTATAATCAACAAATTAGAGTTATTGATAAGTTTATAGAACCAATAGCTAAAAAAGCAGACATAGATAATATTGTAACGCAATTAATAAATAAATCCAAAGCAGGAGATACAACATTAAAAACTTTAATGACTGAACTTGGCCCTGATAGAAGTGCAGTTTTAATTTCTTCAATAATTAAGAGAATGGGACAGGTTCCTGCAACTGGACAATTAGGTGCTTTAGGTAGAACTAACTTATTTAATACTCAACAGTTTATTAAAAACTTTGATGAACTATCAGATGCAGCAAAAGATACTTTATTTGCAAATCCTATGTTCAAAGGAAAAAGTTATGGAACTCTAAACAAATCATTAAAAGAAGTTAATGCTTTAGCTACAT